AACCCCGTTGTATTTCATCCCACCAAGTTTCGTTAAATGCCCTAATTTCGTTTGTATGCCTACGAAGTATCACTGTTGCCTCAAAAAGACCTCTGTAGGGCAAATAGCCTTCTAACTGGTACGCCTCAACCTGTTTTTGAATGGTGTCGGGATTATCAAGTCCAAAGTTAATACAAGCTAAAGCCTCATCATATAGACAGTTTCTATAAGGGTGTGTAAACATTGCTATATCAGTATTCTGTAAGAATTTATATATTAGGTCATCAAGCGGAACTTTAAGTGATATTGAGCCATCAATCCAAAGTGAGTATTCTGCATCGGGAAAGTATAGGTGTGGTAGTATCTTATGCTTTTTAGCATTTCTTACAGGATCAGTATTTTCACTACAGGCAATTCTTCTCTCCCATACTTTTGACTCAAAAGGCTTGTCGGTAAATGCTACAAACTTAGCACCTATTGTATTTTGGGTTTCTTTTAGGGTATCTTTACCCCCTGTTATTGCTGTATAGACATAATTAGGCATTTAGCACTCCTTCTATAACTTTTTCATACTCTCCTATATGTTTTTGAATTGTACATTGCTGTACATCTTTGTATGCTTGTTCTGCAAACTCTGTTCTTAATTCCGGATTATCAATTAAAGCTGATATGTGGTTAAACCACTCAATCGGCTCATTTCTGACAGTAAAACCATTAAACCCACTTCTTACAACTCTTTGGTAGTTAGGTGTGTTTGAGCCTACAAATGGTAACTTACAAGCAGATGCCTCATAAAACTTTATCTCTGATTTACCATAGTTAAAATCTGAATGATTAAGTGGTGCTATTGCAATATCAAAATCCCCCATCTTGTTTTTCCATAGTTCTACCCACTCGTAAAAGTCTGATTTACCATCTATGTAATCACACCTACCTTTAGGTATTGCATCTTCAAAGCCCTCAGGAACCATACCCACAAACACAAACTTAACTGTTTTTCCATACTTCTCAATTAGCATTTTAGCGGCCTCAACAATTCCACTTTTAACAATATCAGTGTAATGAGTAGTTGAACCTTGATAGACTATCTTTATCTTTTTATCTGCTTTTTTTCTCTTGTTAAAGTCAAACTTATATGTGTCTAAATCTATATAGTTAGGTAGTACAAATGTCGGTTGGGTTCTTCCATACTCTGATACAAGGTTTTTTAGAAACTTAGTTGTTACAGTTAGGGTTTCACAATCATTTACAACAATCTTTTGTACTTCCTTTATATCTTTGTTTTTCTCGTAGTATTGTGCAACGGGATTAAACTCGTCTATATCATACAGGTTATCGTCTAAGTCCATTATGTGTTTTAACCCTGATTTTTGCATTACTGCACGAAGGTAAGCATAAGGTTTTGCTGAGTCTATATAAGAGGAATATAAAAGGTCATAAGATTTACCCAACTTACGCCAAGAACCTATAATGTCTTTTTCATCTACTACCCTTTTTGTTGTTGTTACATCAAACTTTTCAGGGTTTATGTGTGTTAGTGGGTTTACTACTCTCCACCAATCTACTGCTGATGTATGTCCGTTTCCTTTAGAATGGGTTTCAAGTCCACAGATTTTGTACATAGTGATTCTTTAGCATTATTCAGTTAATCTAACAAACCGCTGTTTAGAAAATCATTATCCTTCGTAGGTTGGTAGATGTTGAGCCTAAGTTATAAACCCAGAACACCTTACCTTCTGATGATAGATACCTACACCATAACCTATTGCCTAAAAGTGCTGCACCATTTAAGTACCAATCAGTAGCAAGTGGTTTCATTGTATTTTCAACTAAGTTGTATTTATAGAACCTTTGAGGAACTGTTGCTGAACCCTCTTTAGCTATATATATCCACTGACCTAACCAATCGGTTGATGTTCCTGTAGTAAATGTTGTTATGTAAGGTGTGTAAGCTATAACTTCCCAAGCACCAGCACCATTTGTTCCACCTGATATATTAAACCTATCCATTACCGCACTTGCACCGCCTCTTAATGAGTAGATGTATCTTCCGTCTTTTATATCCGTTATATCCGCCCATACTGTATCGCCTGTTTTTCCAACCCACTCCATTCCTGAACTTAATCCTGGAGCACCACCTCTTGCTGTTGTTGGAGATACTGTAGCCCAAGAGTTTCCTGAAATTGAGTATTTATACATAGTAACTGCATTGTTGCCTATTAAGTAAATAGAGTTTTCATCTCCCTCAATTACATAAGTAGATGTAGCGTCAATGGTTGCACCTGAGGCAAATGTTAAGGTCGTTGCATTGTTATCTGTTATTACTCTTATCTGTCCTTGACCTGTACCGCCTGTTATTCTTACCTGATAGTTTATCCATTGGTCGGCAGTCCACGCTTTAGTTGAATCAACAAGTGTGGTAGCACTACCACTTGACGCTGTACCTGAATCAAAAGAAACATCAAATGAACCTGTATTAACCATTCTTCCATCTGTACCCCAAGTAGCAGGAAGTCCTGTGACTGAACAAGCAGTCCAAACACCTGTTGCTAAGTCGTATTTTTTAAATGAAGTTGCGGATAAAGTACCTGGCATAAATACAAAGAATGTTCCAGATGTAATCCTAAATGTGTCATTATTAGCAACTGCTGTTACTGCCTCATCAAGCGTTAGTGTAATGTCTCCTGTTGCAGTTCCGTTATGTTTTATTGCTGTAATAGTTCTTCTTAAACCAATATTTCCTGCTGTACCTGATAAAAACTCAACCTCTCTACCTAACACTATTCCGTGTATATTAAAAGATGCTGCATTAACTGTTATTGTAGTTGTTGAACCACCATTTGCAGTATATGTTGCTGACCAATCGGAATAACAACCACAAGCACCAGCACCAAAAGTACCACCTAATGCACCAGAAGCTATTTGAATCCAATCATCATTCTCGTGGTCATAAAGATAATGTACTGTAGCTGATGCTACATACATAATATATCTTTTTAAGTTGTTATTATCGTTCATTACAAAACCACCTGCTGCTGTTGTAGTTGGTGCAGGTGTCATTGTCTGCCATTCTTTTCTGTGTAATAAAGGTATGTTGTTCTGTGCTTCTGCCATTTTTAAACTCCTGTGCAATTATTTACATTAGATAGTATAACAGTTTGGTTCTGTAGTGCTACACTACTTGTATAATTCACTCCCCCTACGTTATAAGTAGCAATAAACTGTGCTGATGTTTGTGGCCCTGTTACTGCTGTTGAAGGCATTGTAACTCCCACTACTCTTAAACCAACTGCTCCTGAATTCATAGCACCTGCAATAGGTGCAAGTCTTTGTATTAACTCTTGTAATGTTTCAATTAAATCTGCTGATGAAGTAATAATACTTCCTGTATCATCTACCTGTATTCTTCTTGCAGTATCTCCATCCTCACCTAAGAGCATTGTTGCAAGAACATCATACTTATCATCTCTACTTTTCTTTAAAAGAATCTGCTCGGATTCTGATATATGTGAACTAACTTGTTGTATTGGACTTGTCATTTTATTTTCTTGACCTTTGGTCTATCCTATCTGCTTCCTTCATAAATTTAATATACTTTGCAAGTTTAGAAATCCTTACTGTGTTAGGTGTTAAGTCTGTAAGACCTATTGCCTTTTCTAAACCTTTAATAAACTTTTTAAAATTATCCTTTCCATCTGCTACCTCATTACCCTGTACTTTTGAAACGTAAAATCTCTCTATGTCTTTTATATCCCCTTTCATATCAAGATCGGGGTTATCCCATATCTTTCCAACCTCGTAGTATTCTGCTGTGTAGGGTTTACCTTTTAGTTGTTCGTACAATGCTATTGGGGTATCTACTCCCTCTTGCGTTGGTGTAATACTACGTTCCCCTTCCTCTACTTTAGGTTCTATAAACTCTACAGGCTCTATCGCCTTTCTAAATTCAGAAGCCATATTATCTCTCCATTTCCCTTATCTGTTCTTCAATCCTATGAGTATCATCTACCGCATGATTTCTATGTGCGTTTATTAATTGTTCTCTTGCATGAGCAATAGCGGGATTGTGAGATTGTTTTTCAATGTTGTACATTGCCCTTTCAATCGTTTCTCTCTCCTTACGATTGTTAGATTGTTCCCTTGCTTCATGCAGTTGTCTTAAATCCTCTTGTCTTGTGTTATCCATATTCTTTCTTTGTTGCTTCCCCTCCCCCGAAGGAGAGGGGTTGCAATAACTAACTCACAGTTTAATAACCACTATAGGTTATTATGAATGCTGCACTTTAATAATCCAATTTGCGTCTAGTATTTTAACTGCGAAGGACATTGCCCAACCTACGGTTGAGAATCTGTCTACTGGGTTATCTGTACTATTTGCTCCCGGATTTTTAACGTACACGTGCTGTGTGTCTCCCTCTAAATCTGTTACTGCGAAAGCCTCTTTACCATGAATGTAAGAGTTGTACACAGAAACTGTTGAGGATGTAGTTGTAGCTTCACTACCTTCTACGAACCTAACTCCGTGTAATCTTCCAAGTTCACCTTTGTAAAGATTTTCTCCATCTTTATAGGTATGTGCGTTCACCCATGTGGAATC